TTATGGACGCATTATGGACATTCCTGACACCGGGTTAAGAGTCACAGCATCTTGTAAGAAATCCGGTGCAAAGTGTGCGTAGGTCATAGTTTGCTGAATGTTAGAATGACCCAGGATGCGCTGCAATGTGATTATGTTACCTCCATTCATTATAAAATGTGTGGCAAATGTATGCCTCAAAACATGTACTGCTTGTCCGTCAGGTAAATCGGGTTTTACTTCCCTGAGAGCGTTACGCACTTTGTAGTAACTGGCATTAAAAAGCCTGCCTGAATTTTTGGTCTTGATCCGTTTAATCAGGTCCTGCGAAACGGGAATTGTCCTGCGTTTTCCGTTTTTAGTTTTCATAAACGTAACCATCTGGTTAATGATGTGTTCAGCTTTTAAATTAGACACTTCACTCCAGCGTCCACCAGTAGAAAGGCAGACCAGAGTTGCATTTAATTCATCACCATCAAGCATGGATAACAGCCGCGTAATCTCTTCACTGGACAAAAAAGCCATTTCCGTAACAGCTTCACGTAACCGTTTAATCTCACGGAACGGGTTGTGAGAGTGGTATTCACCGGCGTCAATTAACTTGGTGAACATCCCGCTCATTATTGCCAGATGTCGATTTACGCTGGCTGGTTTCAGACCATCGTTCATCATTACAACGCGATAATCAGTTATCGTTTTCTTTGTTAGCTGGTCAGCTCTGGACACTCCCATTTCTGCAAATTTGGCGATTATTGTCGTTAAACGCCCCCGTTCAATATCTCCACGCTCATGTGATTTTCCGTGATATATCCACCATCTGCCTAACAACTCTGTAAGAGTTCGGCGGTCGGCTGGTTTCTCCAACCACTCTTTGTTGTGGTAGTTAACCAGTACATGACGTTCGAATGCTTGAGCTTCACCTTTAGTTTTAAATTTCCGCCTGATACGTTTTCCATCCGCACCCTGCGGTCTGACGTCCACTTCATAACGACCATCATCGAGCTTTTTAATAGACATAAAGCCCTCCGATGACGCTGTTTACTTCTACTACTTGAAAATTAATGCAATTTTCTTTCGTACATTTACTACACACATATGCTGAATAAATCGTCAGCCAGTCTTCTGGTCTGAGTGGTGCAAGGTTGTTGAGTCTTGCCCAATGTGTGCGAGAGCCGGGGCTATTTGTCCAGCTGCTGGATCTGTTTCATCAAACATGAACCAGTCACGATACTTGCGAAAGCGTGGATGCTTAAACAGCTTCATACCTGCTTCCATAGGCATTTTTGATTTTCCTGATTCATATCCATGATATGTGTAGTAATTAATTCCAATTAATTCAGCAAGTTCCTTAGTTTTAAGGCGTTCGGATTCACGGATGAGCTTTAGTTTCTCACTTTGTTCACTTGACATAATTTTGCTAATCTCCAATTATATTGTTACTTGGCAATTTGTGATTCGCTCAAAAAGGCTCTAGATGGCTCCAGTTGGTGAATCGCAAATCTTATGGAGGATAGCAAAGTGACGACAAATGTAGAAATTTCTTGTCCGACTAGCGATGAGGCAAGTTTCGAAAATGAAGCCAAACGTAAAAGCATTCAGATTTCAGAGCGCCCATCTGATTTGCTGTCGAAAGAAGGTTTTGCTCTTTACATCGGTAAGACACCACGCGCGGTGGCTGAAATGGCTAAAGCAGGAAAGCTGCCAGCCTTCTACATGACAGACCCATTAAAACCAAGAGGGAAAGCTGAATTATGGATTAATCGCCGTGAGTGGGACAAGTACGCAGCCCAGCTAGTTGATGAAGCTCCGACAGAATGGCACGACTGGAAAAATCGCATTAGTTACAGCAAATCAAGACATGGCCGTGCGGCTTAAGGTGGAAAGGATGAACGAGCCTCGTTGTATTGCTCAGTTATTGCGTAACGAAAGCCCCAGGGCGATTGACTTCACCATCACCCACGGTAAGGGGCGTAAGGGAATCATTATCCGCACCAAAAAACAGAGTCCGTTAAAAAAGGCTCTGACCTTTCTGAAAAGCCGGAGGGTATGGAAATGACAGTGATGACGCTCAATCTCGTTGAAAAACAGCCAGCAGCTATGCGCCGGATAATTGGTAAGCATCTTGCCGTTCCTCGCTGGCAGGAGACATGCGATTATTATAATCAGATGATGGAACGCGAACGGCTAACGGTTTGCTTCCATGCGCAGTTAAAACAGCGTCACGCAACGATGCGTTTTGAAGAAATGAACGACGTCGAACGTGAACGGCTGGTTTGTGCAATTGATGAACTGCGCGGGGCATTCTCAAAACGCCGTCAGGTTGGCGCAAGTGAGTATGCATATATTAGTTTTTTAACAGTCAGTCAGCGTCGCACTTTATTTATGCACGCACGACTGACAGAAAAAGAATTTAACCAGCCATACTGGCGAATTAATGAAGAGTCATGTTACTGGCGTGATGCTTTATTCCGTGCATTACGTGAATTATTCAGTCTGTTTGAATATGCACCGACAATTCTGACGTCGGTAAAACCAGAGCAATATCTGCATTAATTAATTAACCAGAGTTTTTAACGCACTTAATCGTGCGGGGCTTCTTTTTGCCTGGAGAAAGTCATGCATACAGTTTCTGAAAATCAGTGCGGTAAATACGCATTAATGCTGCAACAGGCCAGAACCGAAGCACAGGCCGATGCAGCAACGCGCTTTTCGTCTTATCTTGATGCCATGATTCGCCATATCACAAAGGCGGAGTTATCCCGCGTGGAGATAGTCGAGCTGCTCAGTCAGGAGTCGGAAAAATTTCACAATATCGGATTGTCTCGCGGGGAGGTGCTTTGATGTCCTGTTCTCGTTCAGTTGTATTACTGAATAACGCCTTAAAAATCGCCGTTATGGAGAATGGCGATTTGTCTCTTATTCAACTTAGGTTTGATAAAGAAAAACGCGAAATAACTGAATCTGTTTTCGCGATTTATCAGAACGAATTAAATCTCCTGTCTGATGTGGTCAATTTACTTGTTAAACGCGCTGTATTTCATAAGCAAATTTCCTCAGTGGATGAACTGACAAAATTAACGACAGAACTTGCCAGTTATTGCGCTGATGTATCCAGGAAACTTAACGATAAAAGGAGCTGATAATGCCGGACAACGTAGATTTTATTCAGGAACAACAGGCTGAATTACTGGAGCGCCAGATTAACGCGGCAAGGGTAAAACATTGCGGTGTTTCTGCGCTGGTTTGCGAAGAGTGTGACGCACCAATACCTGCTGCCCGTCGTGCGGCTTATCCGTCAGCCACGCGTTGTGTTTCCTGTCAGTCAGTCTTTGAAGCAAAAAACAAACATTACCGGAGAACGGCATGAGTATTCGTATTGAAATTGGCGAACGTTATGTCGTTACCAGTGACAGCTTTCAGTTTATTCTCCACGAGAAAAAGAGAGCGGAAAGCGGTAAAAACGCCGGTCAGGAATGGCTGTCGGTGGTTGGTTATTACCCGAAATTAAGCCAGCTCGTTTCCGGCCTGATGCATCACGATATTCTGACCGGAAGCGCAAAGTCTTTTGCTGATTTAAACGCGCAGGTTGAGCAACTCAGCAAGCGTTGTTCAGAGGCTTTTGGCTCATATGGCCGTTAAAGCCTCCGGGCGTTTTGTCCCTCCGTCAGCATTTGCCGCAGGCACCGGTAAGACGTTTGCCGGTGCTTATGCATGGAACGCGCCACGCGAGGCTGTCGGGCGCGAAAGACCCCTTACACGTGACGAGATGCGTCAGGTGCAAGGTGTTTTATCCACGATTAACCGCCTGCCTTACTTTTTGCGCTCGCTGTTTACTTCACGTTATGACTACATCCGGCGCAATAAAAGCCCGGTGCACGGGTTTTATTTCCTCACATCCACTTTTCAGCGTCGTTTATGGCCGCGCATTGAGCGTGTGAATCAGCGCCATGAAATGAACACCGACGCGTCGTTGCTGTTTCTGGCAGAGCGTGACCACTATGCGCGCCTGCCGGGAATGAATGACAAGGAGCTGAAAAAGTTTGCCGCCCGTATCTCATCGCAGCTTTTCATGATGTATGAGGAACTCTGCGATGCCTGGGTTGATGCACATGGCGAAAAAGAATCGCTGTTTACGGATGAGGCGCAGGCTCACCTCTATGGTCATGTTGCTGGCGCTGCACGTGCTTTCAATATTTCCCCGCTCTACTGGAAAAAATACCGTAAAGGACAGATGACCACGAGGCAGGCATATTCTGCCATTGCCCGCCTGTTTAACGATGAGTGGTGGACTCATCAGCTTAAAGGCCAGCGTATGCGCTGGCATGAGGCGTTACTGATTGCTGTCGGGGAGGTCAATAAAGACCGTTCTCCTTATGCCAGTAAACATGCCATTCGTGATGTGCGTGCACGCCGCCAGGCAAATCTGGAATTTCTTAACTCGTGTGACCTCGAAAACAGGGAAACCGGCGAACGCATCGACCTTATCAGTAAGGTGATGGGCAGTATTTCTAATCCTGAAATTCGCCGGATGGAGCTGATGAACACCATTGCCGGTATTGAGCGTTACGCCGCCGCAGAGGGTGATGTGGGGATGTTTATCACGCTGACCACGCCGTCAAAGTATCACCCGACACGTCAGGTCGGAAAAGGCGAAAATAAAACCGTCCAGCTTAATCACGGCTGGAACGATGAGGCATTTAATCCAAAGGATGCGCAGCGTTATCTCTGCCGTATCTGGAGCCTGATGCGCACGGCATTCAAGGATAATAATTTACAGGTCTACGGTTTGCGTGTCGTCGAGCCACACCACGACGGAACGCCGCACTGGCATATGATGCTTTTTTGTCATCCATGCCAGCGTAACCAGATTATTGAAATCATGCGTCGCTACGCGCTCAAAGAGGATGGCGACGAAAGAGGAGCTGCGCGAAACCGTTTTCAGGCAAAACACCTTAACCGGGGCGGTGCTGCGGGATATATCGCGAAATACATTTCAAAAAACATCGATGGCTATGCACTGGATGGTCAGCTCGATAACGATACCGGCAGGCCGCTGAAAGACACTGCCGCGGCTGTTACCGCATGGGCGTCAACGTGGCGCATCCCGCAATTTAAAACGGTTGGCCTGCCGACAATGGGGGCTTACCGTGAACTACGCAAATTGCCTCGCGGCGTCAGCATTGCTGATGAGTTTGACGAGCGCGTCGAGGCTGCACGCGCCGCCGCAGACAGTGGTGATTTTGCGTTGTATATCAGCGCGCAGGGTGGGGCAAATGTCCCGCGCGATTGTCAGACTGTCAGGGTCGCCCGTAGCCCGTCGGATGAAGTTAACGAGTACGAGGAAGAAGTCGAGAGAGTGGTCGGCATTTACGCGCCGCATCTCGGCGCGCGTCATATTCATATCACCAGAACCACGGACTGGCGCATTGTGCCGAAAGTGCCGGTCATTGAGCCTTTGACTTTAAAAAGCGGCATCGCCGCGCCTCGGAGTCCTGTCAATAACTGTGGAAAGCCTGCCAGCAGTGATACTTCGTTACCGGCTCCCACACCTTCAGAGCAAGCCGCAGCGGTGTTAAAGCTGATTGAGCGCGGGGTTATTGGCTGGAATGAGCCGGACGTCGTGAAGGTGCTTAACGGGGCGTTAAAAGCTGGCGCAACGCGCAAACATCGGCAGCAAAGAAGCAATGCGCCGCTCAAAACCAGCGAGCAAGCGCTATCAGCCAGAATGAGTAAATATGAAAGAGATCGTATAAAGAAAATTCGATTAGATTTAATGCAGGCTGGGGTTACACCTGAACGATGGGAACTCGACGTACTGGCGCGTGGAACAACCATAATTTATGATAGTAAAAAATTTAACTTTCCGACTGATGATGGATGGTCGTGAATTTAACCAAATGGTGTGCGTATTTATACGTTAATGTTTGATTGTTGGCCTATATTTCTAGAAGTTAAAAACCTTTTGTATGTTGTGCTATTTGCTTGTTTACAGGTATTTTACGGTACGGGTTACCAAATTTTCTGCAAGTACGAGACTGAAAGCATGGGACGAAAAAGCCGTCTAAAAAAAGAACGAAAAGAAACTTTTCCGAAAGTAAATATAAAAATGAATTCTAAAATACTCACTAAAGATGAACCTATTAGACCGGTTTATAGATTCTTCAAGGAAAAAATACACGCAGAGGCATTATGTGACGGAAAAGTATGGTTGAGCACTCTTGAAACGTGCCGAGCATATGAAGACCCTCTACAAGGTGATAGAGGTGAAGCCATGCACTCTTACAGTGTTGATAACATAAGTGGTGGCAGTTCAGATGCTGGTTTCGTAGAAATGTGTTCACGTCTTGGGATCGGGATTGGTGAAGGGTGCTCTAACGTAAGCATTGGTCAGGGCAAAAGCTTTTACTCAATTAAGGATGCATTTGTATTATGTACTACAAAAGAATTTAATCCTTCCAAATTGAATAGTACCTTCGGGAACTACTGTGTAGAGATAGCCTATCCAAGTATTTTCTTTGAGGAGGTTACAGAAGCGCTCAATAAAATTATCCGACTGAAAAGCGCGAAAATGGGCGCAGTGATTTATGATAAACGAGAGTTTACAGGACTTGAGCCTATTCCAGGACCAATAGGTTTTGTTAAACCTAAGGATATTTATTCAGATCAAAAAGAGTTCAGATTTCTTTGGGAAACAATTGAACATGTGGAAATTAAACCACTCGAAGTACACTGCCCATCGATAGCTAGGCTGTGCAAATTAGTCTCATAATATGTAAGAGATGCTATGCATACATTAGGTGCATGGTTTTGCATGCGTCAAAATAGACCTTTATGATTCTGCGGTGTCAGAGGGGCACGCTACCAGAACTATCATGCAATTGCATCAAAAGCGCCCCATGAAGCGGGCGGGCGAGGCGGGGAAAGCACTGCGCGCTGGCGGTGGTGCGGATTTTATTTTTTCAGCGTCTGAGCGCGTCGTGACGGCGTTTAGTCTGCCCGTTGGGGGCGTTGGTGTGTCTGCGGGCTGTTTTGTGCTGTGGTGAGCGTGTGAGGGCGTGATGACGGGATGTAAAAAAGCCGCCCGCAGGCGGCGATGTTCAGCCGTTGTCAGTGTCCAGTGAGTAGTTTTTAAAGCGGATGACCTCCTGACCGAGCCAGCCGTTTATCTCGCGGATCCTGTCCTGTAACGGGATAAGCTCATTGCGGACAAAGACCTTTGCCACTTTCTCAATATCACCCAGCGACCCGACGTTCTCCGGCTTGCCGCCCATCAACTGAAAGGGGATGCGGTGCGCGTCCAGCAGGTCAGCGGCGCTGGCTTTTTTGATATTAAAAAAATCGTCCTTCGTTGCCACTTCACTGAGCGGGATAATTTTAATGCCGTCGGCTTTCCCCTGTGGGGCATAGAGAAACAGATTTTTAAAATTATTGCGGCCTTTCGACTTCACCATGTTTTCGCGAAGTATTTCGATATCGTTGCGATCCTGCACGGCATCGGTGACGTACATGATGTATCCGGCATGCGCGCCGTTTTCGTAATACTTGCGGCGGAACAGCGTGGCCGACTCATTCAGCCAGGCAGAGTTAAGGGCGCTGAGATATTCCGGCAGGCCGTACAGCTCCTGATTAATATCCGGCTCCAGCAGATGAAACACGGAGCCGGGCGCGAAGGCTGTCGGCTCGTTGAAGGACGGCACCCACCAGTAAACATCCTCCTCCACGCCACGGCGGGTATATTTTGCCGGTGAGGTTTCCAGTCTGATGACCTTACCGGTGGTGCTGTAACGCTTTTCCAGAAACGCATTACCGAACACCAGAAAATCCAGCACAAAGCGGCTGAAATCCTGCTGGGACAGCCACGGATGCGGGATAAATGTCGAGGCCAGAATATTACGTTTGACGTAAATCGGTGAGCTGTGATGCACGGCAGCACGCAGGCTTTTTGCCAGACCGGTAAAGCTGACCGGCGGCTCATACCATCTGCCGTTACTGATGCACTCGACGTAATCCAGAATGTCACGGCGGTCGAGTACCGGCACCGGCTCACCAAAGGTGAATGCCTCCATTTTCGGGGCGCTGGCGGTCATTTTTTTTGCCGCAGGTTGCGGTGTTTTCCCTTTTTTCTTACTCATCAGTAAAACTCCAGAATGGTGGATGTCAGCGGGGTGCTGATACCGGCGGTGAGTGGCTCATTTAACAGGGCGTGCATGGTCGCCCAGGCGAGGTCGGCGTGGCTGGCTTCCTCGCTGCGGCTGGCCTCATAGGTGGCGCTGCGTCCGCTGCTGGTCATGGTCTTGCGGATAGCCATAAACGAGCTGGTGATGTCGGTGGCGCTGACGTCATATTCCAGACAGCCACGGCGGATAACGTCTTTTGCCTTGAGCACCATTGCGGTTTTCATTTCCGGTGTGTAGCGGATATCGCGCGCGGCGGGATAGAACGAGCGCACGAGCTGGAACACGCCGACACCGAGGCCGGTGGCATCAATACCGATGTATTCGACGTTGTATTTTTCGGTGAGTTTGCGGATGGATTCCGCCTGAGTGGCAAAGTCCATGCCTTTCCACTGGTGACGCTCAAGTATTCTGAATTTGCCACCGGCCACCACCGGCGGTGCCAGCACCACGCATCCGGCACTGTCGCCACGGTGTGACGGGTCGTAACCAATCCATACCGGGCGGGAGCCGAACGGATTGGCGGCAAACGGTGCATAGTCTTCCCATTCTTCCAGCGTGTCGACCATGCAGCGTTGCAGCTCCTCGAACGGGAACACCGACGCCTTGTCGTCAACAAATTCACACATGAACAGGTTTTTAAAATCGTCGGCGCTGTTTTCGCGTTTAAGCTGCTCAATGTCGAACAATGTGCAGCCGCCTTTCAGGGCGTCCTCAATGGTGACAATCTGCCGCCACTGACCGTCCGCACAGAGAAGCCCACCGGCAAGGGCATTATGACTGACGTCGATTTCCACGCGTTCGGCGGCGCTGGCGCGTCCCCGGTTGAACAGTTCACCCGACCAGAACGGGTAGGCGTCGTGCGCCAGCGTGGACGGGGTGGAGAAATAGGTCGAGCGCAGGTGACTCTGTGAGGCCATACCTGATGCCACCTTACGCAGTACCTGAAAATTCGGGATCCAGAAAATCTCGTCGACGTACAGGTCGCCGTTATGGCTCTGTGCGGTGTTGGAGTTGGTGCCGAGAAAAATCAGTTTTGCGCCGTTATTGCCCAGGACAATCGGGTCACCGGTCAGGTCAACGTCAACCAGCCGGGCAAAGGCGATGATGTATTCACGGAACACATACGCCTGCGTTTTACTGGCCGACAGAAAAATCTGGTTATGACCGGTTTTCAGGGCGCGCAGCAGCGCCTCGCGGGAAAAATAAAACGTCGCGCCAATCTGGCGGGATTTCAGGATATCGCGGATGCGGTGCTCAAGCCCGGCACGATACCAGTGCAGCTGATAGTCGAAAGACTGCTCAAAGAAAATCTGCTCCAGCTTTTCGATGGCCTCGTCACTGAAAAAATTCTTTTTCGGTTTGCGCCGTCCGCCTTTGTTACGGTTAGCGACGTTCGGATTAAGGTCTGCCTCGTTGCCGGTCTGGCTGTAGCGGTTGACCCGTGCCAGTCGTTCAATCTGGCGTCCCAGCAGGTCAATCTCCTTGAAGTCACCGCCGGTTTTCTGTGGTTTGATGATGAGCTGGGTCAGCCGCGCTTCCAGACTCATTTCGACACGGCTGATGGGGGCAACGCTGTCCCAGCCGTCGCGCTGTTTCCAGCTCTGCACTGTCGGGCGTTTCATCTGCAACATGGCGGCAATCTGCGGCACGGAAAACCCCTGCCAGTACAGCAGCGCCGCCTGACGACGCGGGTCGTGTAAAAGAGTGGTGTCTGTGGTGATGGTCATGAATACCTCGCCGTGATGAATACACGGCAAGGCTACTGAGTCGCGCCCCGCGATTCGCTAAGGTGCTGTTGTGTCAGTGATAAGCCATCCGGGACTGATGGCGGAGGATGCGCATCGTCGGGAAACTGATGCCGACATGTGACTCCTCTAATCACTATTCAGGACTCCTGACAATGGCAAAAAAAGTCTCAAAATTCTTTCGTATCGGCGTTGAGGGTGACACCTGTGACGGGCGTGTCATCAGTGCGCAGGATATTCAGGAAATGGCCGAAACCTTTGACCCGCGAGTCTATGGTTGCCGCATTAACCTGGAACATCTGCGCGGCATCCTGCCTGACGGTATTTTTAAGCGTTATGGCGATGTGGCCGAACTGAAGGCCGAAAAGATTGACGATGATTCGGCGCTGAAAGGCAAATGGGCGCTGTTTGCGAAAATCACCCCGACCGATGACCTTATCGCGATGAACAAGGCCGCGCAGAAGGTCTATACCTCAATGGAAATTCAGCCGAACTTTGCCAATACCGGCAAATGTTATCTGGTGGGTCTGGCCGTCACCGATGACCCGGCAAGCCTCGGCACGGAATACCTGGAATTCTGCCGCACGGCAAAACACAACCCCCTGAACCGCTTCAAATTAAGCCCTGAAAACCTGATTTCAGTGGCAACGCCCGTTGAGCTGGAATTTGAAGACCTGCCTGAAACCGTGTTCACCGCCCTGACCGAAAAGGTGAAGTCCATTTTTGGCCGCAAACAGGCCAGCGATGATGCCCGTCTGAATGACGTGCATGAAGCGGTGACCGCTGTTGCTGAACATGTGCAGGAAAAACTGAGCGCCACTGAGCAGCGCCTCGCTGAGATGGAAACCGCCTTTTCCGCACTTAAGCAGGAGGTGACTGACAGGGCGGATGAAACCAGCCAGGCATTCACCCGCCTGAAAAACAGTCTCGACCACACCGAAAGTCTGACCCAGCAGCGCCGCAGCAAGGCCACCGGTGGTGGCGGTGACGCCCTGATGACGAACTGCTGACCGGTGTCAGTCAGTCCGGGAAAACCTTCACGATTAACCCTTAATTTCAGGAAAAACTATGCGCCAGGAAACCCGCTTTAAATTTAATGCTTACCTGTCCCGTGTTGCCGAACTGAACGGCATCGACGCCGGTGATGTGTCGAAAAAATTCACCGTTGAACCGTCGGTCACCCAGACCCTGATGAACACCATGCAGGAGTCCTCTGACTTTCTGACCCGCATCAACATTGTGCCGGTCAGCGAAATGAAAGGGGAAAAAATTGGTATTGGTGTCACCGGCTCCATCGCCAGCACCACCGACACCGCCGGTGGCACCGAGCGTCAGCCGAAGGACTTCTCGAAGCTGGCGTCAAACAAGTACGAATGCGACCAGATTAACTTCGATTTTTATATCCGCTACAAAACGCTTGACCTGTGGGCGCGTTATCAGGATTTCCAGCTCCGTATCCGTAACGCCATTATCAAACGCCAGTCCCTTGATTTCATCATGGCCGGTTTTAACGGCGTGAAGCGTGCCGAAACCTCTGACCGCAGCAGCAATCCGATGCTGCAGGATGTGGCGGTCGGCTGGCTGCAGAAATACCGCAATGAAGCCCCGGCGCGCGTGATGAGCAAGGTCACTGACGAGGAAGGTCACACGACCTCTGAGGTCATCCGCGTGGGTAAGGGCGGTGATTATGCCAGCCTCGATGCACTGGTGATGGATGCGACCAACAACCTGATTGAGCCGTGGTATCAGGAAGACCCTGACCTTGTGGTGATTGTGGGACGTCAGCTACTGGCGGACAAGTATTTCCCCATCGTCAACAAGGAGCAGGACAACAGCGAAATGCTGGCCGCTGACGTCATCATCAGCCAGAAACGCATCGGTAACCTGCCGGCGGTACGCGTCCCGTACTTCCCGGCGGATGCGATGCTCATCACGAAGCTGGAAAACCTGTCCATCTACTACATGGATGACAGCCATCGCCGCGTGATTGTGGAAAACCCGAAACTCGACCGCGTGGAGAACTACGAGTCAATGAACATTGATTACGTGGTGGAAGACTACGCCGCCGGTTGTCTGGTGGAAAAAATTAAGGTCGGTGATTTCTCCACACCGGCTAAGGCGACCGCAGAGCCGGGAGCGTAACCGATGACGAGTCCCGCACAGCGCCACATGATGCGGGTCTCGGCAGCGATGACCGCGCAGCGGGAAGCCGCCCCGCTGCGACATGCAACTGTCTATGAGCAGATGCTGGTTAAGCTCGCCGCAGACCAGCGCACACTGAAAGCGATTTATTCAAAAGAGCTGAAGGCCGCGAAAAAACGCGAACTGCTGCCGTTCTGGTTGCCGTGGGTGAACGGCGTGCTGGAGCAGGGCAAAGGTGCACAGGATGACATTCTGATGACGGTCATGCTGTGGCGTCTGGATACCGGCGATATTGCCGGTGCGCTGGAGATTGCCCGTTATGCCCTGAAGTACGGTCTGACCATGCCGGGTAAACACCGCCGCACCCCGCCGTACATGTTCACCGAGGAAGTGGCACTCGCGGCCATGCGCGCTCACGCTGCCGGTGAATCCGTGGATACCCGCCTGCTGACGGACACCCTTGAACTTACCGCCACGGCAGACATGCCTGATGAAGTGCGCGCAAAGCTGCACAAAATCACCGGTCTGTTTCTGCGTGACGCTGGTGATGCCGCAGGGGCGCTGGCGCACCTGCAACGTGCGACACAGCTCGACTGTCAGGCAGGCGTCAAAAAAGAGATTGAACGACTGGAGCGGGAGCTGAAACCGAAGCCGCAGCCCAAAGCGGCCACCCGCGCCCCACGTAAGACCCGGAGCGTGACACCGGCAAAACGTGGACGCCCGAAAAAGAAAGCCAGTTAACAACCGAATGCGCCCCGCGCCAGGGCGGCACGCCGGTCAGTGAGGGTGAATCACCTGACACTGCACCGGCGTCCACCGCCCGACTTTTCAGAGGTAGTCATGATGACGCTGATTATTCCGCGAAAGGAGGCTCCCGTGTCCGGTGAGGGTACGGTGGTCATCCCGCAACCGGCAGGCGACGAGCCGGTGATTAAAAACACGTTCTTTTTTCCCGATATCGATCCGAAGCGCGTCCGGGAACGTATGCGCCTTGAGCAGACCGTCGCCTCCGCCCGTCTGCGTGAGGCCATCAAGTCAGGCATGGCGGAGACGAATGCGGAGCTGTACGAGTACCGCGAACAGAAAATTGCCGCCGGTTTTACGCGTCTGGCGGACGTCCCGGCGGACGACATCGACGGTGAAAGCATCAAAGTTTTTTACTACGAGCGCGCCGTGTGTGCGATGGCGACCGCGTCGCTTTATGAGCGTTATCGCGGCGTGGATGCCAGTGCGAAAGGCGACAAGAAGGCTGACAGCATTGACAGCACCATTGATGAACTGTGGCGGGATATGCGCTGGGCGGTGGCGCGTATCCAGGACAAGCCACGCTGCATCGTGAGTCAAATCTGATGAAGACCTTTGCGCTACAGGGCGACACGCTCGACGCCATTTGTGTCCGGTATTACGGGCGCACTGAGGGCGTGGTTGAGACCGTGCTCGCCGCAAATCCGGGACTGGCTGAACTGGGTGCGGTGCTGCCACACGGCACCGCCGTCGAACTGCCCGAAGTTCAGACCGCGCCCGTGGCTGAAACTGTCAATCTGTGGGAGTAACGCATGACAGCAGAAGAAAAAAGCGTCCTGTCGCTTTTCATGATTGGGGTGCTGATTGTTGTCGGCAAGGTGCTTGCCGGTGGTGAACCCATCACCCCGCGTCTGTTTATCGGGCGCATGTTGCTCGGTGGTTTTGTCTCGATGGTTGCCGGTGTTGTTCTGGTGCAGTTTCCTGACCTGTCACTGCCTGCGGTGTGCGGCATCGGCTCCATGCTGGGTATCGCCGGTTATCAGGTGATTGAGATTGCCATTCAGCGCCGCTTTAAGGGCAGGGGGAAACCGTAATGCCGGTAATTAACACGCATCAGAATATCGCCGCCTTTCTCGACATGCTGGCCGTGTCCGAAGGGACGGCGAACCATCCGCTGACGAAAAACCGGGGCTATGACGTGATAGTCACCGGACTGGATGGAAAGCCGGAAATCTTCACCGACTACAGTGAGCACCCGTTCGCACATGGTCGACCGGCGAAGGTGTTTAACCGTCGCGGTGAAAAATCCACGGCCTCCGGTCGCTATCAGCAGCTTTACCTGTTCTGGCCGCATTACCGCAAACAGCTTGCCCTGCCGGATTTCAGTCCGTTGTCACAGGACAGACTCGCCATTCAGTTGATCCGCGAACGCGGTGCGCTGGATGACATCCGGGCGGGACGCATTGAGCGCGCCATTTCACGCTGTCGCAATATCTGGGCGTCCCTGCCGGGTGCCGGTTACGGTCAGCGTGAGCATTCACTGGAAAAACTGGTCACCGTCTGGCGTACCGCCGGCGGCGTACCGGCTTAAACGGAGTAAATACCATGAAGAAATTATCCCTTTCACTGATGCTGAACGTGTCGCTGGCGCTGATGCTGGCACTGTCCCTGATTTACCCGCAGAGCATGGCCGTCAATTTTGTCGCCGCCTGGGCGATTCTGGTGACGGTTATCTGTGTGGTTGCCGGTGGTGTCGGCGTGTATGCCACTGAGTATGTGCTGGAACGCTACGGGCGGGAACTGCCGCCGGAATCGCTGGCCGTGAAGATTGTCACGGCGCTGTTTTTGCAGCCGGTGCCGTGGCGCAGGCGGTCAGTGGCTCTGGTAGTGATGGTGGCGACGTTTATCTCGCTGGTCGCTGCCGGGTGGATTTTTACTGCGCTGATTTACCTCGTGGCGTCGCTGTTCTTCCGGCTGATACGTACGGCCTGCCGTCAGCGTTTTGAGGGGCGGGAACCATGTCAAAACTGATGATTGTGCTGGTTGTGTTGTTATCACTGGCGGTGGCGGGGCTGTTTCTGGCGAAGCATGAAAACGCCAGCCTGCGCGCCTCGCTGGACAGGGCAAACAATGTCGCCAGCGGGCAGCAGATGACCATCACCATGCTGAAAAAACAGTTTCATGTTGCGCTCACCAGGGCAGATAAAAACGAGCTGGCGCAGGTTGCACTGCGTCAGGAACTGGAAAACGCCGCGAAGCGTGAAGCACAGCGCGAGAAAACCATCACGAGGTTACTGAATGAAAACGAAGATTTTCGCCGCTGGTACGGCGCTGACCTGCCTGATGCTGTGCGCCGGTTGCACCAGCGCCCGGCCTGCACTGACGCCAGTGATTGTCCACAACGCCTGCCCGAAAGTGAGCCTTTGCCCGATGCCGGGCAGTGACCCGGAGACGAACGGTGATTTAAGTGCCGATATCCGGCAGCTTGAGAACGCGCTGGCACGCTGTGCCAGCCAGGTAAAAATGATTAAACACTGTCAGGACGAAAACGATGCTCAAACCCGACAGCCTGCGCAGGGCGCTGACTGATGCCGTCACGGTGCTGAAAACCAGTCCCGAGATGCTACGGATATTCGTGGATAACGGGAGTATTGCCTCCACACTGGCGACGTCGCTGTCATTTGAAAAGCGTTACACGCTCAATGTCATTGTGACCGACTTTACCGGTGATTTTGACCTGCTCATCGTGCCGGTGCTGGCGTGGCTGCGGGAAAATCAGCCCGACATCATGACCACTGACGAAGGCCAGAAAAAGGGCTTCACGTTTTATGCAGACATCAACAATGACAGCAGCTTTGATATCAGCATCAGCCTGATGCTGACCGAGCGCACGCTGGTCAGTGAGGTGGACGGCGCGCTGCATGTGAAGAATATCCCGGAACCCACGCCGCCGGAGCCGGTCACCCGCCCGATGGAGCTTTATATCAATGGCGAACTGGTGAGCAAGTGGGATGAATGAGTTTAAGCGTTTTGAAGACCGGCTGACCGGACTGATTGAGTCGCTGTCACCGTCAGGGCGTCGGCGACTGAGTGCCGAACTGGCGAAACGTCTGCGGCAGAGTCAGCAGCGTCGGGTGATGGCACAGAAAGCCCCGGACGGCACACCCTACGCGCCACGCCAGCAGCAGAGCGCCAGAAAAAAGACCGGTCGTGTTAAGCGAAAAATGTTTGCGAAACTTATCACCAGTCGTTTTTTGCATATCCGCGCCAGCCCTGAACAGGCATCAATGGAGTTTTACGGCGGGAAGTCACCGAAAATCGCCAGTGTGCATCAGTTTGGTCTGTCGGAAGAAAACCGGAAAGACGGTAAGAAAATTGATTATCCGGCGCGTCCTCTGCTCGGCTTTACCGGTGAGGATGTGCAGATGATTGAAGAGATTATCCTGGCTCACCTCGACCGTTAGTTGTGCCATTCCCGACACCTCATCGTTACATTGCCGCCGGTATGACCCGGCGGCATCCTTCCCGTTATGAACACTCTCGCAAATATCCAGGAACTCGCGCGCGCACTGCGCAACATGATTCGCACCGGCCTTGTCGTCGAAACCAACCTTAAAGCCGGTCGCTGCCGTGTGCAGACCGGTGGCATGTGCACCGACTGGCTTCAGTGGCTGACCTGTCGTGCCGGTCGTTCGCGCACATGGTGGGCACCTTCCGTGGGGGAGCAGGTGCTGATTCTGGCCGTGGGCGGTGAACTTGACACGGCGTTTGTTCTGCCGGGGATTTATTCCGGCGATAACCCCGCGCCGTCTGCGTCGGCGGATGCCCTGCATATCCGTTTCCCTGACGGGGCGGTGATTGAGTATGAACCCGAAACCAGTGCACTCACGGTAAGCGGAATTAAAACGGCCAGCGTGACGGCTTCTGATTCTGTTACTGCCACGGTGCCGGTGGTCATGGTGAAAGCATCAACCCGCGTCACCCTGGACACACCGGAGGTGGTCTGCACCAACAGGCTGATTACCGGCACGCTGGAAGTGCAGAAGGGCGGGACGATGCGCGGCAACATTGAACACACCGGCGGTGAACTCTCATCAAACGGTAAGGTACTGCATACCCATAAACACCCCGGCGACAGTGGCGGCACAACAGGGGGACCTCTATGACAGCGCGTTATCTCGGAATGAATCGCAGTGATGGCCTGACTGTCACTGACCTTGAGCATATCAGCCAGAGTATCGGCGATATCCTGCGCACACCGGTCGGCTCACGGGTGATGCGTCGTGATTACGGCTCGTTGCTGGCGTCAATGATTGACCAGCCGCAGACCCCGGCGCTTGAGTTGCAGATTAAAGTCGCCTGTTACATGGCAGTGCTGAAATGGGAACCCCGCGTCACCCTGTCATCCGTCACCACGGCGCGCAGTTTTGACGGGCGAATGACGGTCACGTTAACCGGCCAGCACAACGACACCGGCCAGCCACTTTCGTTAACCATCCCTGTGAGTTGAAACCATGCCGATTATCGACCTGAACCAGCTACCCGCACCGGATGTGGTCGAGGAGCTGGACTTTGAAACCATTCTTGCCGAACGCAAGGCGACACTGATTTCCCTTTACCCGGAAGACCAGCAGGAGGCGGTCGCCCGTACCCTGACACTGGAATCTGAGCCTCTCGTCAAACTGCTGGAGGAAAATGCTTATCGTGAGCTTATCTGGCGTCAGCGTGTGAATGAGGCTGCACGGGCGGTGATGCTGGCCTGTGCAGCCGGTAATGACCTTGATGTGATTGGTGCCAATTACAACACCACACGCCTGATTATCACCCCGGCAGATGATTCAACCATCCCGCCGACACCGGCAGTAATGGAATCTGACACCGATTATCGGCTGCGTATTCAGCAGGCGTTTGAGGGCTTAAGCGTCGCCGGGTCGGTGGGAGCCTATCAGTATCATGGTCGCAGTGCCGACGGGCGTGTCGCCGATATTTCTGTCACCAGTCCGTCTCCGGCCTGCGTCACCATCTCTGTGCTGTCACGTGAAAATAACGGTGTCGCATCCGAAGACCTGCTGGCGGTGGTGCGTAACGCCCTTAATGGCGAGGACGTCAGGCCGGTGGCCGACCGCGTGACCGTGCAGTCTGCCGCCATCGTTGAATACCAGATAAACGCCACGCTGTATCTTTACCCTGGTCCCGAAAGCGAACCCATTCGCGCTGCCGCCGTGAAAAAACTGGAAGCGTATATCACGGCACAGCACCGGCTGGGGCGCGACATCCGTCTGTCTGCCATTTATGCCGCTTTGCATGTGGAAGGCGTGCAGCGTGTCGAACTGGCTGCACCGCTGGCCGACATCGTGCTCAACAATACGCAGGCATCTTTCTGTACCGAATACAACGTCGTGACCGGAGGCTCGGATGAGTGATTCGCGACTGCTGCCGACCGGCTCATCACCGCTTGAAGTCGCCGCCGCAAAAGCCTGTGCGGAAATTGAAAAAACGCCGGTCAGTATTCGTGAGCTGTGGAACCCGGATACCTGTCCGGCAAATCTGCTGCCGTGGCTGGCGTGGGCGTTTTCGGTCGACAGGTGGGATGAAAAGTGGCCGGAAGCGACAAAACGCGCCGTTATCCGCGATGCCTATTTCATCCACTGTCATAAAGGCACTATCGGCGCAATCCGGCGTGTGGTGGAGCCGCTCGGCTATCTCATCAACGTGACGGAGTGGTGGGAAAACAGTGACCCGCCCGGCACCTTCCGGCTCGATATTGGTGTACTGGAAAGTGGCATCACAGAGGCAATGTATCAGGAAATGGAACGGCTGATTGCTGATGCCAAACCTGCAAGCCGCCACCTTATTGGCCTGAACATTACCCGGGACATTCCCGGCTACCTGTTCGCCGGTGGTGTGGCTTACGACGGCGATGTAATTACGGTTTACCCCGGATAAGTGAGGAATAATGAGCACAAAATTCAAAACCGTTATCACCACTGCCGGTGCAGCAAAGCTGGCAGCGGCAACCGCACCGGGAGGGCGGAAGGTCAACATTACCACGATGGCCGTCGGGGATGGCGGTGGTAAATTGCCTGTCCCGGATGCCGGACAGACCGGGCTTATCCACGAAGTCTGGCGACATGCGCTGAACAAAATCAGTCAGGACAAACGAAACAGTAATTATATTATCGCAGAGCTGGTTATTCCGCCGGAGGTGGGCGGTTTCTGGATGCGTGAGCTTGGCCTGTACGATGATGCGGGAACGCTAATTGCCGTGGCAAACATGGCCGAAAGTTATAAACCAGCTCTTGCCGAAGGCTCAGGGCGTTCGCAGACCTGCCGCATGGTCATCATCGTCAGCAGTGTGGCCTCAGTGGAGCTGACCATTGACACCACAACGGTGATGGCGACGCAGGATTACGTTGATGACAAAATTGCAGAGCACGAACAGTCACGACGTCACCCGGACGCTTCGCTGACCGCAAAAGGTTTTACTCAGTTAAGCAGTGCGACCAACAGCACGTCTGAAACACTGGCCGCAACGCCGAAAGCGGTAAAGGCCGCGTATGACCTTGCTAACGGGAAATATACTGCGCAGGATGCCACCACAGCGCGAAAAGGTCTTGTCCAGCTCAGTAGTGCCACCAACAGCACGTCTGAAACGCTCGCCGCAACACCAAAAGCGGTAAAAGCAGCATATGACCTGGCTAACGGGAAATATACCGCACAGGACGCCACCACAGCGCGAAAAGGCCTTGTTCAGCTGAGTAGCGCCATCAACAGCGATTCTGAAACGCTCGCCGCAACGCCGAAAGCGGTAAAGGCAGCATATGACCTTGCTAACGGGAAATATACCGCACAGGATGCCACCACGGCGCGAAAAGGTCTTGTCCAGCTCAGTAGCGCCACCAACAGCGATTCTGAAACGCTTGCGGCAACGCCAAAGGCGGTAAAGGTCGCGTATGACCTTGCTAACGGGAAATACACTGCACAGGATGCCACCACAGCGCGAAAAGGGCTTGTTCAGCTCAGTAGCGCCACCAACAGTGATTCGGAAACGCTGGCCGCAACACCAAAAGCGGTGAAGTATGCCTATGACAATGCTGAAAAACGTCTTCAGAAAGATCAGAACGGTGCGGATATTCCTGATAAAAGATTATTCCTGCGCAATATTGGTGCAACAAATTCAACAACCATGTCTTTTAGTGGTGGTACAGGATGGTTCAGGCTGGCAACTGTAACCATGCCACAGGCCAGTTCCGTGGTTTACATAAGTCTGATTGGTGGTGCCGGATATAATGTTAACTCCCCTATGCAGGCTGGTATATCTGAACTTGTTCTTCGTGCGGGAAATGGAAATCCAAAAGGTCTTACTGGTGCGTTATGGCGACGGACATCGGTTGGGTTTACTAATTTTGCATGGGTGAATACATCCGGTGATACCTATGATGTTTATGTTGAAATAGGTAATTACGCCACAGGTGTTAATATTCAGTGGGATTATACCAGTAACGCCAGCGTAACGATTCATACATCACCATCTTATACAGCGAATAAACCAACAGGCCTGACAGATGGAACTGTATATGTAATTTACAGTTCGCACATTAAACCGACTGCTGCTGATGTTGGGGCGTTGTCATTATCTGGAGGTCAATTGAATGGTGCACTGGGCATCGGAACATCCAGTGCTCTTGGCGGTAACTCGATTGTTTTGGGTGATAATGACACGGGCTTTAAACAAAATGGCGACGGTAATCTGGATGTTTATGCTAATAACGTCCATGTTATGCGCTTTGTCTCCGGTAGCATTCAAAGTAATAAAACCATAAATATTACGGGGCGTGTTAATCCCTCGGATTACGGTAACTTTGATTCCCGCTATGTCCGGGATATCCGGCTTGGTGGTGCTGCCACATACAAACCAGCGAACAATGGCATGACATGGACACATCAGGCACCGTCCGGGTGTGTATATTCTGGCATTATTGTTCAGGATACAGGCTCAAACTCTGCCGATAACATTGGTGGCGTATATTACAGACCGGTTCAGAAATACATTAACGGGACATGGTATAACGTGGCACAGGTATAATTTATGCAGCATTTGATAAATATAACAGCGGGTAATCCAAAAACGGTTGAACAATATAAATTGACAAAGGGTTTTGATGTTGTCTGGTTTTTTTCAGAAGATGGTAAGAACTGGTACGAAGAACAAAAGTATTTTGCTGATGACACGATAAAAATAGCGTACGACAAAGATAATATTATCCGCTATGTGGAAAAGGATGTGACAGCTATCAGACCAGATGGATTAAGTGTTGTTGAAGTGCCAGATATTACTGCTAACCGACGGGCGGACATTTCAGGGAACTGGATGTTTAAGGACGGCACAGTGATTAAACGAATTTATACGGCGGAGGAATTGCAGCAGCAGGCAGAAAATCGGAAAGCCAGACTTCTAGCAGATGCTGAATCCGTGATTTTGCCGCTGGAACGCGCGGTCAGGCTGAATATGGCAACAGATGAGGAACGCAGCCGACTGGAGGTTTGGGAACGCTATAGCGTTCTGGTCAGTCGTGTGGATCCTGCAAATCCTGAATGGCCGGAAATGCCGTAATAAGTTGTATGAGCTTACATATCTATGGCACAGAGTAAATCCTAATCTGACAGTCCGCTCTGTGCCAGCTGCGGAAGTTTATAATATGTTTATGGAGTTTGGTGTAAAATCAATTAACTAATTGATTTATATTGATTTTGTTGTGGGGGGGTAGCAAAGCATTGTTTTCAATGCAATATACAGATGAGTAAATTTTACTGCCTAATCTAATAGAGTGTAAGCCACACATAAAAATTAACTATGGCTGATCATTATACAATCAGCCATAGCTGAGAGCTATTTGTCACTAGCCATATCTTTCTTGCATTTTGGACATGGCACCAACATATCTTCTTTCACCAAGTAATAATATGGAATTATTATGCTATAACCCTGACAAGTTATATGTTCATATGCGATCGTTGGTGTCATATCTTCTTTATCATCGGATTCTATCGGAACCTCCCTAAACATTAATTCAGGTAGTGGTAAATCCTCTGGGTTATATAATGTCACCATCAATGGTTGTCTTTGGTATGCTTCCTCATTATTTGGAGTTTGACCTGAAGCCAAGTCGATTAACTTAACCATATTAATCTGTTCATTGCTAACACAATAATTTACTAATGTATTTAAAGCTTTCTCTTTGAATAAACGATGATATGGACCGTGTGCTTTACAGTTAATTAACTCATTAAACATGCCAAAATTAAATTCGTAAGAATAATCTCCAGCAGTTAAAGGTAGTCTATAATAATCACTTATATTTACATTCCCTTTTTGAGTATTATTCAACAATGTAATCATTAAATTGTGGAAGTTAACTAAGGAACAACCATCACGATCAGGAAAGCCATGTACAATCATGTCAGTTGCATTAATCATCCTATCTGAATTATGACTCAGATATTCATTGTTGTTACCAAATAAAAAATAGCCTTTATTTAATATGAAAACTGCATTTGGTAGTAATTTTGTTTCATTACTCTGGATTTCTTCCTTAAGAGCAGATACTATATCATCCCAGTGCATTTCTGTTTCATAAGCAAAAACAACTCCAAACCCTGCGAGTGATTTGTTATTTATATAAAATCCATGGTCATTCTTTTTTCTTTGTAGTTTTTTATATGATGCAATGTTTTTTATGGCGCTGCTTAATTCTTTCCTGGTAAGGTTTGATTTTACTTGAATAACTCCATATACATTTTCAGAAGGGTAAACATCATATATTTCGTTACGCTGCATTAGCACATATCCATCATCTGCATCATATAATGCGATGTCAATCTCGTTGCTAAGATGTCCTGTAGCAGCAGCAACTCTTACGCTTCTTGAAGATACAGCATAACGCCCTGGGAATAAACCGCTTAATTTCAAGAAGTTTTTTAGTATATTTTCTCGAGCATTGCCTAAGTCTCTTGGATGGGATATGTCCCTCGTTTTCTCGTATTCAAATTCAATATTTTTTTGAAAGTAATTCAGTTCTCTGATAATGCCATGAAAATCTCGTTCTTTACTACGAATATCGTTCACATGTTTATTTAAATTTGAAAAATACTCACGTATATTCATTTCCTTTTTATCAAACTCTGCACGTCGTTCTTTTTCAGCTTTTGTTATCCGAACTTTCCTGGTTTTTTGTTGCTTAGTCATTATATATTAACCCTATTAATAAGCGTATAAGTAAAGAAGATCGTATCATATCAAATACTATCAAATTCTGAGAGCAGTTTTTATAATAGTCAATCATATAGAAAGTAAAATCCTCGTGCTCAGCCTAAATATCTGCGCCGAATATCACTACATTTTTCCAGACCACTCTTCCCCTAACCTCCGCTCCTTGCTCAGAGCGGACCTTCTGTCCAGTGAGGTAGTCCGCTACGAGCAAGAAGTGGACCATGTTGTACTAATTATTAGAGAGTAAATCATTATGTATCGGATTGAATCTTGACTCACAGGTGGCACAATATTTTCATATTGTAATTTGTGTATATATGCAGATGGTTACAGTTTCAACTATGTTTTTGTAATTTTAAAAATAGAATTTATTGTTTGTTTATTGATGTGTTTGTATTAAAGAATTCATTTTATAGCCCTCTATAGAGGGCTCTACAAAGATAGTCAGTATTATTGTGACGAGTACCGTTTAAAATCATATAAGCTAACAAGTCTTTTATAATCTGAGGATGATATTTCAAGGGTAACTCCTTCCCTCAAATATCCTTCGATATTATCAAGGTCAATATTGTTTACATATGTGTTGTAAAAAATAACTCGAACGAGTTTGTACGGTTTGAATCCGAGGGAAATGATTTCATCCACTGTGTCGCAGTTAATTCTTTCAGATTCATCAATAGAATTAAAATAGGTGGTAAGATTTGTTTCCTGATTCTTTTTAAGTTGCTCAATATTTTGTATTTCATTACATATTGTGGAAAATCCATGCGCTGTAAAATACTGTGTTCGGGTTACTTTTATTTTATTTAATAGCATGATTAGCGCATCATTTTTGGAGTCCATGATTTCAAAATAATTCATAACCATTTCGGATGCTGATTGATAATGGTAAGTTATTTTCTGCACAGATCCAACAGCCATGACTAGTTCGTCATTAGCTAAGTTATCTAAATCACCAACTATTTTCACTTTAACAGTACCGCCTTCTTTTATTTTTCTCATTACTCCTTCAACCTTTCTAATATCCATAGATGATACTGGAAGTTTAAGGTTTATTAACCCCTCGAAAATCCCTTGAAAATTATCGGTTTTAATCTTGTTGATTTTAATATTACCAATATTTTCGATAACCACATCATGTTCAAGCACTTCAAGGGAGTTGTTGTCTGCGTCTCGTTCAATAAGCAGAAAATTCTTTCTAACCTTATCGGCTAAATCGGAATCTTTAGGAATATAAGAAAAAATAGTTTTCAGAATCTCTCTGATATTCTCATCGCTTATGCTATAGCCGATAAATATAATAGGGTTGTGAATGAATAAAGAAATGAGCTGGGCTCTAATTAAGTGATTATTGATTTTAAATCTTTCATAATCGGAATCTGAAATCACAATAGATTCAGGATGTGAAACACAACCGTGTATTTTATATACAGATCCGTAAGGGTTACTTAGCAGAATATCATTCCCAATGATTGGATTAAACCCAATCAATGTCTCAATGAATCTATCATAATTCGTTGTAATAACTGAGCCTATATTTCGACTTGCTTTTGCAAATAATTCCATTTCTGTTGCATACTTATCATCATCATTTATTTGATGTAGATCTACAAGTTCAGATATAAATATTTTCATGCGACTGGCAGAGTAGTTTCCTGAAGCAGCATACTCGTAGTATTTGTCATTTATTCTTTTAAACTTACCGTTCCTATCAGCTTCTAATAATCTATTGAACTCTGTTTCAATTTCGCTAGCTACTTTTGGTAGATCAATTTCACCTAAAGAATTAGCGTTCCTGCCTGCGGAGTCAAAATAAAAGTCATGACTCCCTTTCATTTCGTAAACAATCTTTTTTAGAAGTTCTGACCATGAGTAAGTGCCTACCAGGTATCTCCGGCTAAACCCTGCACCAACAAACACTACTGGATGGTTTACATAAGATTCCATGAATTCACTAATATTCATTTATCCTTCTCCATAACAGGAATATTTATAGCTGATAAAGCATACAGCATCTTCGATGAAGATGCCTTCAATTTTGTTCACTCATCATCCTATTCTACCTGTTTCATGACACAACAAGCCCAGAACAGCAGTATGTATGCCATTGGGGGAGCATATGGATTCAATTAAGTTACGGTCAGAATATCTTACATTCATCCAAAGTGAGGCAATATATATAATTTAGCAAATTAACATTGTCACCACTGCCAGTTAGGGTTATGGGAATAAACAAGGCCTACAGGGCTTCTTAGCAACTGTACCCACAGATCGTTGATAATAATCCTCTCAGTTGATTATTTTTCCTCAGATCACTGAGAAATACAGGCTATTTCCGCTTTACGCTCAAAGCAGACTGTCAGATTTGATAGCGTTTGGGCTATGTAAATTGTCAGTTGGAAAATGAGTGAGTGCAAATCATGACAGGCAGGCGGATTACCCGCCTTTTCTTTGTCTGTTGTTTCATCCACTGACCAGCTAGGTCAAATAGCGTCTCATGCACTGCACAACAGAAAATAGTTGCACCCATTAACCACGGAGTTAAACGGATGAGTGACTATCATCATGGCGTGCAGGTGCTGGAGATTAACGACGGCACCCGCGTCATTTCCACCGTATCCACCGCCATTGTCGGCATGGTCTGCACGGCCAGCGATGCGGATGCGGAAACCTTCCCCCTCAATAAACCGGTGCTGATTACCAATGTGCAGAGCGCAATTGCAAAGGCCGGTAAAAAAGGCACGCTGGCGGCATCGTTGCAGGCTATCGCTGACCAGTCAAAACCGGTCACCGTTGTCGTGCGTGTGGAAGACGGCAGCGGCGACGACGAGGAAACGAAACTCGCGCAGACCGTTTCCAATATCATCGGCACCACCGACGAAAACGGTCAGTACACCGGACTGAAAGCCCTGCTGGCGGCGGAGTCGGTAACCGGTGTTAAACCGCGCATTCTCGGTGTGCCGGGACTGGACACCAAAGAGGTTGCCGTCGCACTGGCATCAGTCTGTCAGAAGCTGCGCGCTTTCGGGTATATCAGCGCATGGGGCTGTAAAACCATTTCCGAGGTGAAAGCCTACCGCCAGAATTTCAGCCAGCGTGAGCTGATGGTCATCTGGCCGGATTTCCTCGCATGGGATACGGTCACCAGTACCACCGCCACCGCGTATGCCACCGCCCGTGCGCTGGGTCTGCGCGCTAAAATCGACCAGGAGCAGGGCTGGCATAAAACGCTGTCCAATGTCGGGGTGAACGGTGTTACCGGCATCAGCGCCTCTGTATTCTGGGATTTGCAGGAGTCCGGCACTGATGCTGACCTGCTTAACGAGTCAGGCGTCACAACGCTGATTCGCCGTGACGGTTTCCGCTTCTGGGGTAACCGTACCTGCTCTGATGACCCGCTGTTCCTCTTTGAAAACTACACCCGCACCGCGCAGGTGCTGGCCGATACGATGGCTGAGGCGCACATGTGGGCGGTGGACAAGCCCATCACCGCAACGCTGATTCGCGACATCGTTGACGGCATCAATGCCAAATTCCGAGAGCTGAAAACAAACGGCTATATCGTGGATGCGACCTGCTGGTTCAGCGAAGAATCCAATGATGCGGAAACCCTCAAGGCCGGAAAACTGTATATCGACTACGACTATACACCGGTGCCTCCTCTTGAAAACCTGACCCTGCGCCAGCGTATTACCGATAAATACCTGGCAAATCTGGTCACTTCGGTTAACAGCAATTAAGGAGCCTGACCGATGGCAATGCCGCGCAAACTCAAGTTAATGAACGTCTTTCTGAACGGCTACAGCTATCAGGGCGTTGCAAAGTCCGTCACGCTGCCAAAACTGACCCGTAAGCTCGAAAACTATCGCGGTGCGGGGATGAACGGCAGCGCACCGGTAGACCTCGGCCTTGATGACGATGCACTGTCAATGGAGTGGTCACTCGGGGGCTTCCCGGATTCGGTTATCTGGGAGTTTTACGCCGCAACCGGCGTGGATGCAGTGCCGATTCGTTTTGCCGGTTCTTACCAGCGCGACGATACCGGCGAAACGGTGGCCGTCGAAGTGGTCATGCGTGGACGTCAGAAAGAAATCGACACCGGCGAGGGGAAACAGGGAGAAGATACCGAGTCGAAAATCTCTGTGGTCTGCACCTATTTCCGGCTGACGATGGACGGTAAGGAACTGGTCGAAATCGACACCATCAACATGATTGAGAAGGTGAACGGCGTCGACCGGCTGGAGCAACACCGCCGCAATATCGGCCTGTGATTTTCATCCGGTCAGCCAGGCTGACCGGTTAACCCCGATTCAGAAGTGAGAAAACCATGAACAAAGAAAATGTGATTACCCTGGACAATCCGGTCAAGCGTGGAGAGCAGGTCATCGAACAGGTCACGCTGATGAAACCCAGTGCCGGGACGCTGCGCGGTGTCAGTCTGGCTGCGGTCGCGAACTCCGAAGTCGATGCACTGATTAAGGTGCTGCCGCGCATGACGGCACCGATGCTGACCGAGCAGGAAGTCGCCGCACTGGAACTGCCTGACCTTGTGGCGCTGGCCGGTAAGGTGGTCGGTTTTTTGTCGCCGAACTCGGTGCAGTGACGTTTCCGAAAAATCTGTCGGTCGATGACCTGATGGCGGATGTGGCAGTGATATTTCACTGGCCGCCATCAGAACTGTATCCCATGAGCCTGACCGAACTCATCACATGGCGCGAAAAGGCGCTCCGGCGAAGCGGAAACACGAATGAGTAACAATGTAAAATTACAGGTATTGCTCAGGGCTGTTGACCAGGCATCCCGCCCGTTTAAATCCATCCGCACAGCGAGCAAATCGCTGTCGGGGGATATCCGGGAAACACAAAAATCACTGCGCGAGCTGAACGGTCACGCATCCCGTATTGAGGGATTTCGCAAGACCAGCGCACAGCTTGCCGTGACTGGTCATGCACTTGAAAAGGCACGGCAGGAAGCCGAAGCCCTTGCCACACAGTTTAAAAACACTGAACGTCCGACCCGTGCTCAGGCGAAAGTGCTGGAATCCGCAAAGCGTGCGGCGGAGGACTTACAGGCGAAATATAACCGCCTGACAGATTCCATTAAACGCCAGCAGCGGGAACTGGCCGCTGTGGGAATTAATACCCGCAATCTTGCACATGATGAGCAGGGACTGAAAAACCGTATCAGTGAAACCACCGCACAGCTTAACCGTCAGCGTGACGCGCTGGCGCGTGTCAGTGCACAACAGGCAAAACTTAACGCAGTAAAACAGCGTTATCAGGCCGGAAAGGAACTGGCCGGAAATATGGCCTCAGTGGGCGCTGCCGGTGTGGGGATTGCTGCTGCGGGAACGATGGCCGGAGTTAAGCTGCTGATGCCCGGTTATGAGTTTGCGCAGAAAAACTCAGAATTGCAGGCTGTGCTCGGTGTGGCAAAAGACTCCGCCGAAATGGCTGCACTACGCAAGCAGGCGCGCCAGCTCGGCGACAATACCGCAGCCTCGGCAGATGATGCAGCCGGTGCGCAGATTATTATTGCGAAAGCCGGTGGGGATGTTGATGCCATTCAGGCGGCAACGCCGGTCACGCTGAATATGGCGCTGGCGAACCGTCGCACGATGGAAGAAAACGCCGCCCTGCTGATGGGGATGAAATCCGCCTTTCAGCTTTCAAACGATAAGGTCGCTCATATCGGGGATGTTCTCTCCATGACGATGAACAAAACCGCCGCCGATTTTGATGGCATGAGCGATGCGCTGACCTATGCCGCACCTGTGGCAAAAAATGCTGGTGTCAGCATTGAAGAAACCGCCGCAATGGTCGGGGCGCTGCATGATGCAAAAATTACCGGTTCAATGGCGGGGACGGGAAGCCGTGCCGTGTTAAGTCGCCTGCAGGCACCGACGGGAAAAGCATGGGATGCACTGAAAGAGCTTGGCGTGAAAACCTCAGACAGTAAAGGGAATACTCGACCAGTATTTACCATTCTGAAAGAAATGCAGGCCAGTTTTGAGAAAAACCGGCTCGGTACTGCCCAGCAGGCTGAATACATGAAAACCATTTTCGGGGAGGAGGCCAGCTCAGCCGCCGCCGTGCTGATGACTGCCGCCTCAACCGGAAAGCTGGACAAACTGACCGCTGCGTTTAAAGCCTCAGACGGAAAGACCGCAGAGCTGGTAAATATCATGCAGGACAACCTCGGTGGTGACTTTAAGGAGTTTCAGTCCGCTTATGAGGCGGTGGGGACTGACCTGTTTGACCAGCAGGAAGGCGCACTGCGTAAGCTCACGCAGACGGCCACAAAGTATGTGTTAAAACTCGACGGCTGGATACAGAAAAACAAATCACTGGCGTCAACCATCGGCATCATTGTCGGTGGTGCACTGGCGCTGACTGGTGTCATCGGTGCCATTGGCCTCGTAGCCTGGCCGGTTATCACCGGCATTAATGCCATCATCGCGGCAGCAGGCGCAATGGGTGCAATCTTCACGACGGTTGGCAGTGCCGTTATGACGGCCATCGGGGCGATTAGCTGGCCGGTTGTGGCTGTGGTGGCCGCCATTGTCGCCGGGGCGTTGCTTATCCGTAAATACTGGGAGCCTGTCAGCGCATTCTTTGGCGGTGTGGTTGAAGGGCTGAAAGCGGCATTTGCGCCGGTGAGGGAGCTGTTCACGCCACTGAAACCGGTGTTTGACTGGCTGGGCGAAAAGTTACAGGCCGCGTGGCAGTGGTTTAAAAATCTGATTGCCCCGGTTAAAGCCACACAGGACACCCTGAACCGTTGCCGTGACACGGGGGTCATGTTCGGGCAGGCACTGGCTGACGCGCTGATGCTGCCGCTTAATGCGTTCAACAAACTGCGCAGCGGTATTGACTGGGTACTGGAAAAACTCGGGGTTATCAACAAAGAGTCAGACACACTTGACCAGACCGCCGCCAGAACTCATGCCGCCACGTATGGCACCGGTGGTTATATTCCGGCGACCAGCTCTTATGCAGGTTATCAGGCTTATCAGCCGGTTACGGCACCGGCTGGCCGCTCTTATGTGGACCAGAGTAAAAACGAATATCACATCAGCCTGACGGGTGGTACTGCGCCGGGGACACAGCTTGACCGCCAGTTACAGGATGCGCTCGAAAAATACGAGCGGGATAAACGTGCGCGCGCCCGTGCCAGCATGATGCATGATGGTTAAGGAGGTGACGAAAAATGATGCTCGCGTTAGGTATGTTTGTTTTTATGCGCCAGACGCTGCCACACCAGACCATGCAGCGTGAATCAGATTATCGCTGGCCGTCAAATTCCCGTATCGGCAAACGGGATGCCTTTCAATTTCTCGGTGTGGGTGAGGAAAACATCACGCTTGCCGGTGTGCTTTATCCCGAACTGACCGGCGGAAAGCTGACGATGACCACGCTCAGGCTGATGGCTGAGGAAGGCCGGGCGTGGCCGTTGCTGGATGGCACTGGCATGATTTACGGCATGTATGTCATCAGCAAGGTGAGTGAAACAGGGAGTATTTTCTTTGCAGACGGCACACCCCGAAAAATTGATTTTACGCTGTCGCTCACCCGCGTTGATGAATCACTGGCCGCGCTGTATGGCGATATCGGTAAACAGGCGGAATCGCTCATCGGTAAGGCTGGCAGTATGGCGACCAGATTCACGGGTATGACGGGGGCGGGATAATGTTGGATGCGCTGACATTTGATGCAGGCAGTACGCTGACGCCGGATTACATGCTGATGCTCGACAGCAGGGATATTACCGGCAATATCAGCGACCGTCTGATGAGCATGACCCTGACGGATAACCGGGGCTTTGAGGCTGACCAGCTTGATATTGAACTGAACGATGCCGACGGGCAGGTCGGGCTGCCGGTTCGTGGCGCTGTCCTGACGGTGTATATCGGCTGGAAAGGTTTTGCCCTGGTATGCAAAGGGAAATTTACCGTTGATGAGGTTGAACACCGGGGCGCGCCGGATGTGGTCACCATCCGCGCCCGGAGTGCAGATTTTCGCGGGACGCTCAATTCCCGCCGGGAAGGCTCCTGGCATGACACCACACTCGGTGCGATTGTTGAGGCGATAGCCTCCCGTAACAAGCTGGAGGCCAGTGTCGCTCCGTCACTGGCCGGAATTAAAATCCCGCACATCGACCAGTCGCAGGAGTCTGATGCGAAATTCCTGACCCGTCTTGCAGAACGCAACGGCGGTGAGGTGTCGGTAAAAATGGGAAAACTGTTGTTTCTCAAAGCGGGGCAGGGGGTGACGGCCAGCGGTAAAAAAATCCCGCAGGTCACCATCACCCGCAGCGACGGCGACCGTCATCATTTTGCGATTGCTGACCGTGGAGCCTATACCGGCGTTACGGCAAAGTGGTTACACACCAAAGACCCGAAGCCGCAAAAGCAGAAGGTAAAACTGAAACGCAAAAAGAAAGAGAAACACCTGCGCGCACTGGAGCACCCGAAAGCGAAACCAGTCACGCAGAAGAAAGCGTCAAAAGTACCGGAAGCGCGCGAAGGTGAATACATGGTAGGTGAGGCTGACAACGTTTTTGCCCTGACCACGGTATATGCCACGAAAGCGCAGGCCATGCGCGCCGCTCAGGCGAAGTGGGACAAACTGCAACGGGGCGTCGCGGAGTTCTCCATCAGCCTGGCTACTGGTCGGGCAGATATTTACACGGAAACACCGGTTAAAGTGTCAGGCTTTAAGCGCGTCATAGACGAGCAGGACTGGACCATCACTAAGGTGACACATTGTCTCAATAATAGCGGCTTCGCGACGTCCTTGGAGCTTGAGGTAAGGCTTTCTGATGTGGAGTACGAAACAGAAGATGATGAGTGATGCGGTTTATTTATCTGTTTGTTTTATAAGGGTAAATTAACTAAAATGGCACCATCAACAAAACCGGAAGAGGTGCTCGCGATGTTTCATTGTCCTTTATGCCAGCATGCCGCACATGCGCGTACAAGTCGCTATATCACTGACACGACAAAAGAGCGTTATCACCAGTGCCAGAACGTGAATTGCAGCGCCACGTTCATCACTTATGAGTCGGTACAGCGATACATCGTAAAGCCGGGAGAAGTCCACGCCGTAAGGCCGCACCCGTTACCGTCAGGGCAGCAAATTATGTGGATGTAA